GGGCGCGAGCCTCACCACGGCATCTGCTACGGCCACTGCGGTCGGCGGTACGTCGCCCTATACCTATGCGTGGACACGGCAAAGCGGCTCGACCAGCATCTCGGCGGACAGCGCATCCTCGGCGACGAGCACCTTCACCGGAACGAGCCTTGCCAGCGGCACCACCTACAATGCTGTTTTCCGTTGCACCGTAACCGATAACGCTGCGGCCACGAAAACGGCTGACGTTAGCGTGTCGATCACGCGCACCGTCTTTAGCGCATCGGCCAGCCCTGCGACGTTGGTTAAGATCGTGCAGACCTCAAGCGCGACGACCAACAGCACCACGGTCACGCCGACTGGCGGCACCTCGCCCTATACCTATTCGTGGGCATTGCTCGAGGGCGACACGCTCACGGTCAATAGTCCTACCGCAGCGACCACTACATTTAGCAAGACGGGAATGAACACTGGCGAATCGTTCTATTCGACGTATCGGTGCACCGTCACCGATAGCACATCGGGCACTCCGCTGACCGCAACAGCGGATGTGATTATTACCATCGAGCGGAGTGATTGAGGGCGCACACATGATTGATATGTCCAAATTCAAAGTGCCAACAGGTTCGCTGCTGGTAGACGGTGGCTTGGTCGTGGCGTTGATTATCTGGGGCACGCAGATGACCTCGAAACTCGACGCGATCAGCCAACGATTGGAGAAGGTCGAGCAGACGACCATCCAACCGGAAGCCGATAGACGCATTGCCGTGATCGAGGCTCGTGTGGCTGATACAAATACCAGGCTGCAATCCATCGAGGCCAAGTTAGACCGCGTGCTGGAGCGTCGATAGATGGACATTTTCGAGATGTTCACCCGCGCATGGCCGGTAATCCTTGCGCTCATCACGCTTATCATTGTGCTGTCGAAGTTAGACCTTCGCGTCGCGGTACTTGAGGACAAGATCAAGACGCTGTTCGACCTCATCAACAAACGCAACGAGAAGTAATTTTATGATGACAATGGTTAGCACCTTTCTCTCGTTCCTCGCTGGCGGATTGCCGAAGATTCTGTCCATCTTTCAAGACCGGCAGGACAAGAAGCACGAACTTGCTTTGGTCGCAGCCCAGAAAGAGCGCGAGTTAGCATTGGCCGAGCGGGGCTTTCTCGCACAAGCAAAGGTCGAAGAGATCAAACTAGAACAGATTCAAACGCAGACGGCTGGCGAGGAGCGACAGGCTCTGTACCAGCACGACATCGAGATTGGCAAGGGTGCGAGTCAGTGGATGATTAACCTACGCGCTTCGGTGCGTCCGGTTGTGACGTACATCTTTGTTCTGGAGTTAGTCGCGCTCAACGTGGCTGGCGTCTGGTACGCCTACACGACAGGCATCCCGTTTGCCGTTGCGATGGAAAACGTATTCAGCGACGATGAGATGCTGATCTTGTCGTCGATCATTGCCTTCTGGTTCGGGACGCAAGCATTTCAGAAAAAATGAAGGTCAGCGAAAACGCCTTGGCGATGATTCGCCACCATGAGGGCGTAAGGATGCGCCCCTATCGGTGTCCGGCCTCGCTATGGACGGTCGGGGTCGGGCACCTTCTATACCCAGCACAGGCCGCGATGCCTGTATCCGATAGGCTACAGTTCCCACTACGCGCAGAGGATGATCGTGTCTGGACTGCTGAACAGGTTGATGCTCTCCTCGCTCAAGACCTTGTGCGCTTTGAGCGCGGCGTGGCCCGATATTGCCCTGCTGGCTTTGCTCATCAAGGCCAATTCGACGCTCTCGTTTCCTTTGCTTTCAATGTAGGGCTGGGCAATCTGCAACGCTCGTCGCTGCGAATGAAGCACAATCGCGGCGAGTTCGAAGAAGCAGCAGAAGAATTCATGAAGTGGACGAAGGCCGCTGGCAAGGTAATGCGCGGCCTAGTGAATCGACGACTTGATGAGCGGAGGCTTTACCTTGGCAAATAAACTCAAGTCGATACAGATGTACGAGGGCAAGTGGTATCGCGTCAAGGGATACAACTACACCGAGTGCTGCGATTGTGCGCTGATCCACAAAGAAGCATTCCGCCTAGTCGATGGCTCGCTCGAGTGGAGCGGGACGCGCGACGATAAACTGACCGAAGAGCGCCGAAAGGAACTCGGCATCAAGGTCATACGGAAGAAAACAGGAAATGACCGAAAAAAAAGCGACTGACGAGCAGATCATGGCCGCTCTTGCTAAACACAATGGCATTCGCACGATGGCCGCTGCCGAGTTGAAACTTTCCGAACGCGGTCTGCTGCGAAGACTGGCAGCGATGCGGGGCGCAGGGCTTGAGGTTCGCGGTACTACTTACCAAAACCGCAACCCTCCGCCCACCGCCGACTTTGAGTTCACGCCACTGCCCGATGACGACATCCCGATTGAGCAACTGATCGAGCAGCGAAAGCGCAAATTTACTCACAAGCGTGAGCACGAAGAGGCCAGCAAACTCATCCCGATTCGCATCAAGATCGGTGGCCCGATCGGGCTCCTGCACTTTGGCGACCCGCACGTTGACGACGACGGCTGCGACATCGAGGCCATCGAACGGCATACGGCCCTCGTAAACGCCACAGAAGGGCTTTTCGCTTGCAACGTGGGCGACACCACCAACAACTGGACGGGGCGACTGGCGCGGCTCTACGCCGACCAGACCACCTCGGCAGCACAGGCATGGCGCATTGCGGAATGGTTCGTCAATCGGTGCCGCTGGCTTTACATGATCGGCGGCAATCACGATCTATGGTCTGGATCGGGCGATCCGCTTAAGTGGATTGCGAAGCAGCAGAACTCGCTCTATAAGTCGAGCGAGGCACGCATCGCGCTGCGGTTTCCGAACGGTGCCGAGGTGCGGGTTAACGCACGGCATGACCACAGCGGCTCGTCAATCTGGAATCCAGCCCACGGCCCGATGAAGGCCGCGCTGATGGGCACCCGCGACCATATTTACGTCGCTGGACATAAGCACGAGAGCGCGTATAGCGTGCTGAAAGACCCGATTCAAGGCATCACCATGCACGCCATTAAGGTCGCCTCATATAAGGTTTACGACCGTTACGCAAAGGAGCGCGGATTCCGCGACAACTCCCTATCGCCGTGCGCCCTCACCGTTATCGACCCCAGCCTACAGCACGACCATCCCGACATGGTTAAGGTGTTTTGGGAACCAGAGGTCGGGGCGGACTACCTACGCTGGCTGCGCTCCCGATGAAACTGGAAGACGACGCACTCGAGGAGATGGCGTGGGCCGAACCGGACGCGTGCCAGAATTGCGTCTGGTTTTGTCCGTGGAACGGCATCGGCTGGGGCTGCTCGCACGAGACAGTCAATGGACTGCTCGGCGGCATCTGTCGATGCGGCAGCAAGCACTTTAAGCAAGCGCGACCATATAACGTGCGCGGCACTACGCTAGATCGGTAGTCACCACAGATCGACCCCGCCACGTTTTGCCGCCCACTCCGGCGGAGGCACTCGTCGCCACTCATCCCGCCTTATCTGGTTCAGTGTCTTGAACCACCGTCTTGAAATTAACACGATGCCTAGCAGCACGGGCATCAGAAAGAGAATAGATACGAGCAGTTGCATGGTTCGGTTCTCCTGTTGCATCGCAATACCCACAGCGGAACCAGTCTCCGCTGTAGTCCTCGATCCATAGTCGGCCAAAGCAGCCGGGGCAGTTCATTTGTCATCCCTCGCACGAATGTCGTCGTGGTTTAGTCGGCCATTTATGGCCTGTTGACCAACTTTTGGCCGGTTATTTGGCCGGATATGGCCGGTCATTGGCCCCTCGCACGGATGGCGGCGGCAAGCGCATAGGCTAGTTCAGACCATTTTGCCGAGTTGTCACATATCTCCGCGCATTTCTCCCGCTCGGCTGCGGCAACGATGGCGGCGAAGCGTTCAAGCGCAGCATCGTCAAAAAGCCAAGCGTCACCGTTTGGCAATTCCGAAATGTACCCGCTAGCCTCTCGTGCCATTCGGATGATGTCGTCGCGGGTCATGCCTTCTTCTCCGTCACTTCGCATACGCCGATCTCTACCATCTTGTCAAAGCAGCATTCCATGCAGAACCGCCGCACGGTGCCGGTATCAGCCCGGCTGAATGTGATGGTGCCAACAACGGTGCCGTGTGCCGGGCAGTCATATTCGGGTTGCTTGATGATTAAAGATTCCGTTTCGCGGATCATGGTTCCTGCACCCATCGGCTGTCCATCCTTCGCAATTCACGCACCTCTGACTCCAGCGTCTCTATTCT